AAGCCCTAGCTGCTGGGCCAGCCAAAGCTGCAACTACTACAGACAGTGCTGGATCTAAACCTAATTCATTACTTGCTAAAAATGTTAAGAAAGATACTAATACTCCACGTGCATAGGATTTTAGTATTGCTTTTTGCTTCTTTGTTATCTTCATATTTTTCCCCCTAGTAGTGGTATATCAAACTCTCTGCCGTCTTTGTCGCCTGCTTTAGTAAAGCTACAATGTACGTGTGATCGGTGTGGGTTTATGCCCCTGTACTTACGCCATTTCCAATTTAGAATCTTTGAACATATTCGCCCGTTATAGATGACGTATGATATGCGTGCATCCGATTTGGCTGCGATTCTGATTTGGTCAGCCAGATAAGGTGCGAGGCTGTCGGATGACTGTAACCTAGCATTAATATCAATTGCTCGGACGACCCCAGACTTGTCTGGATTATGATCCGATTTTCTGGCGGAGTGACGACTATCGCCCAGCCATCCTTCTGGACTGGCAGTACTGCGATCTGGAAACCAGAAATCAATCTGTTCCCTTAACTGCACACCAGCTGCACATAGCCACGGCTTCATTTACTAGCTATAAACCTAAAGCACGCAGATCATCGGTAGTTAAACCAAGTGCGGCTAACTTACCTTCGGCTGCTGCTTTGGCTTGCGCCTTTGCTTCGGCTTGTGCTAATTCTGCTTGGTAATTTGCTTGATCTATTTCATAAGCAGCAAACTCATCATCATTCATTTCACGATCAATTACTTCATCTGTTTGAGTATTATGTATTCTTATCATTGGTCTTGACATTATTTCACCCCATAAACTAGAACTGTACCGCTACTAAATGTGCTTGTTGTTAAGGAAATTTCTAAAGAAGTAATTGCGGTTGTAGCATCTAAACCACCCATAGAATAAAATGCAGTTTGATTGTATGCTGTTGTGTGATAAGTTCCGTAGGCAATAAAAGATTTTCTATGTGATGCAGAATAATTATTTATAGTTAAACCATAAACACTATTAGCACTTGTTGATGATGAAGGTGGATAATCATTGGCGTATAATTTAAGATAAGTTCCAGCATAAAGGTTTTGAGTTTGTGCATCTTTAAGATTTTGATTGCTTGCTATATTAGTTGTTCCATTAGGCGCAATTCTTATTCCAGCATCATTGGCTGCTGTTGCTACTTGGTAAATAGCAATAAACAGATTTGTATAAGTTTGGTTAATTGCCGAAATGGTAACACTTGCGCCCGAAAGTGATGTAGTTGATAACAAAGTCATACCACCGCTTGAGGGCGTTGCCCACTCTGGCGCTGTGGCTCCAGAATTGACTTGCAAGACCTGTCCAGCTGTACCAATTCCGAGCCTAGCTGGTGTTGAACCACTTGAAGAATAAATAGTATCGCCAGTAGTAGTCATTGGATTAGTCATGCCTGTAGTATCTAAATTAGCCCAGGCTGATCCAGTGTAATAAGTTGTAACGTTTGTATCTTTAAGGTAAGCAAAGTTACCTTCTTGTGGTAATGTAACGGCTGCATCTCTAGCTGTGGCACTTGCAAACACCCACACGCCTTGCATTAAATAGCCATCTACATCGGCTGCGGTCAATACCTCGCCAACCTGAAAATCCTTAAACCCTAAACCTGCTGCCATTATCTCTCCTTAGTAACTAAGCACATTATAGTCTAAAGTGCCCCATATATTGTTATTCAAAATTAGAGCGTCAATAACTGGCTCTAATGTGGTGAACGTGGTTTTCCAACTATTCGGGGTTATATTCATGGCAACCCCAAAAATCTGTAGAGTCTTAGTAAGTATGCTGCCACCTGGCTGGGTGGTGCTAACTGTAATTGGATCAAAAAAGTCTAGATTTAGAGCTGCTATTACTCCACTGTTGTAGTTAGGCGTGTATAGATCCAAGGTTATATTGTCCACTCGGATAGAAGTTTCTTGCCTACTGGCTACATAAGCTTGTGCGTAATCTAAAGCTACGGCATCTGACTGCATGAGCAGATTGTCTAAAAAGTAACTATGCAAAAAGTATTTATCTATAGATGCTTGGTTTAATGCTACCTGTGGGGATCCACCAGCTCTAGTTATTGTGGCCTTGTTAAATATCAGCACATCGTTTAATATCCATTGAGCATCTGCGTATGGGATACCTGTGCCATCATCATTAAATACTGTAGGTGTGCCACCAATAGATCCAGCTGTGACTGCCCTATCTTGAAATACAAACGATCCGCTTTCATCTACATATAGTGCGCCATACTCTGACTCTGACACAGTAGTCATCGCCTGTAATGCAGTTCTATTTGTGCCAGGATCTGCCTGTAATGTAGTTAAACCTGCATCGACATCACGCATAGTCGCTGGCCAGTCAATTTCGTCTAAAATCTGATTAATACGTGTGCCACTTAAATCGCCAGGGCTTGATCCTGCCACGTTACTTATCTGTGCATTGTAAGCAAGTCTAAAAGCATCTACAGCTTGTATCGTTGTATAGGCTACATCTTCTGCTTCTCTAGGATAGGTAGTAACGTAACTTGTAATAAATCCTGAAAATATAGGATAAGTAACACTGTTATATGTAGCAGTAATCTGCACCTTTTTCATAGGTGTTAAAAATGTAAAATATGGGCTAGATGGATTCTGTGGGTTAAAATCGCCATTTTGATCTACTATGCGTAATGTAAGAGTGCCAGTTTGAAATTGATCTATTAAAGCGTTACGGCCTCGCTTGGTTTCAATTCTGTTTATTTGATTAGATACATCTACAATAATTGATGCACTATCTCCTAATATATTTGTGCCTAATATGCCCTGGTCTAAAATCATAGCCTGGGCGAATGATGGGCCAGTGCTAAAGTTTATGAAAGCATTGACTACAGGTATTGCCATTACAAACCGCCAGCGATGCCATACGATACGCCAGACTTCTGGGCTATCTGTAAACTCTCTGCTATCAATGCTGCGAATCTATCGCCTGTCTGTGCTGTATCTACTCTTATATTTAATTCTGCTACTGATCGCTCTTCGCCACGTCTTGCAAAGCTAGGATCGAATACACTGCCACCCAATGTGCCTGTAATTCCGCCCCCACCACCGCCAGTGCTAATTGTGCCAGCACCAGTTAATGAATCTAAGCCAGGTATATCAAATCCTTTAACGCTCATGCTAGTTAAAAATGCTGCTATTTTGGCGTTCATAAGTTGCACAGATGCTAAAGCCTGATCGTAAGTAGAGGCTAATCTTTTTGCAGCTTCGGCTGCAGCCAATTCTGCTAATGCTTTCTTTGCTAATGCTTCATCGTTTTTCTCAATAGCAATAAGGCCTCTAAGTCTTGCCTTTGTTTCTTCATCTACTGTTTCACCTAATGCTTTTTGTAATCCAATTAAAGTTACGTTGAATTGCTCGGCAAGTTTATCTACTTCTGTTTTTTTCTTTAATTGATCGTTTTCAGCCTTACGTAATGTAGTGGCACTCTTAATGGCTCGTGCTTCTAATACTCTTTGTTGAGCGGCAATTCTAGTAGCCGTTCTTTCTTGGCCACCACGATCAACCTGTGGTATAGCCCCTCGGCCTATTTCTCTAACGCCAGGTATAATTGCGCCTAATATTGGTATATTTCTAATATCAAATATATTGCCAACGCCAGGTATATTTGTTAATTCTTTTAATTTACTGCCTATTTTTCCTAAACCTACAATTACCTCACTGGTAGCTGTGGCAAAGTTTTCCATGCCTTCGGTTAAGCCTTCGATAGTCTTATCATCACTTAATAAAGTTAAGGAATCTAAAATACCCTTACCAATAATCTCTTGGGCATCGGCAGATGCAACAGCCAATAGATCCATCTTGCCTGCATAAGTAGTTAATCTAGCGGCTGATTGACCTGAGAACTTCTTGTTAAGTTCGGCCATGATTGCATCCATGTCGCCAGTCTTTAACAAAGTCTTATCTAAGCCAGCACCTAATCTGCTAAGTCCTGTGGTATTGCCTGCATAGGCACGTGATAATGCTGTAGTAACGGCTGTTAATGATTTGCCAGTACCAGCGCTTATATTTAGAGCTGTATTTAATGCATCTTGGCTAGTAGTAATTGAGCCTGTAATAGTTAATAATTGCTGAAAGGCTGGTCTTAACTGGTCATCTAATACGCCTGTAGTCTTTTGTAGATTGGCTATGTAAATTTCTATGGCTGGTGAACTGAACTGGTAGCCAGTATTTTTTAATTGTTGCTCTAAAGATTTGGCTGCTTGCTCATCGGCTGCAAATGCTTTAACAGCTGCTTTGCCATATCTAGTTAATGCTGTTACTGAAAATGCTGCAGCAAAGGTTTTGGCAAATGATTTGACTTGCTTCTCAAATGTTGCAACCTCTTTTTTACCTTTTTTTAATCCTTTATTATCAAAGGTGCTGACTGCCGATACAATTAAATTTGGCATTAGGCAACCTTCTTTATTTCTGTTTTTCTGTTAAATTCTTTAGCTACTGTTTCAATAGCATTAACTACGGCTGGTGTGACTCGGTTTTGTTCTTCAAACCATGCTCTATAAATTAATCTACCTCTTTGCTTGCCTTGACCTTTCATGCTAGATAACATTTCAGCGGCTGAATTAAACTGCGCTGGTGCATCGGGATTTAATGATTTATTACCTCTAGGCTTGTTAATGCGACCTGCTGTTTCAAATATTGCACCTGATCTAGAATTGTTATAAACATAAAATGCAGCTCTAAATCCTTTGTCATTACGTTTATTTTGACCTGCGGAATAAGCAATTTTGCTTCTAGCATTTAAGTAGTCGTAAGGTGGGAATATCTTAACGCCAGGCTTAAAAGTTTCAGTAGATGCTGTGCCTTTGCCCCAACCGCTTAATACTTCATTTTGTTGCGGCAAATATCCACGTGCTTTGTTTCTGACAATAAGCATGGCTATTTTAATGTCCTTAGCCATTTGTTTATTTAAGTCTGCGTCAACATCTTTCATAGCCTTTTGGAGTTGCTTAACGCCTGTGACGTTTACTGGCATTTTTTAACTCCTTAGCTCTATCGGCAAGTACTTGCATAATTGCCCTGAACATTTCTGTGTCCATATTGATAAACTCGCTTGGCGCTATCCCTGTTTCTATCGATAGGCTGGCTATCGTATAGAGTAAAGAATCACGCCCTACTATTTTTTTTCTTCGTCTAATACCTCTACAGTATCTAAGCTGTCTATAAACTCGATACCAAACACGGGTACAGTTACGTTAGCCCTACGTAAACACTCATGCGCTAACCAATAAATCTCGGTCTGGCGTTCATGCTCACGTAGGACTTTGCTAATACCTGATCCGTACTTTAACTCGAAAGCGTACTCGACACCTGGTGTTATCTTGTGCTCGCTAACTTCACCATTAGCCCTTGTTATCTTTAGCTTTGCCATTATTGCTCCTTAATTAAGGTGTTACGTCAACTACTATAACTGAGTTACAAGTAAATGTAATACTCTGCGTTGATATGTCGCCGACGGCGCCGTTAAGATCTTGTGTATTATTGACAAGCACTGTAGTTTGATATTCTGGGTTGGTAGTGCTGATAGCTGCACTGGTGCGCTTGATTGTTAATGGCACTGTTGTACCGAACGCTGCTTGTAGTGTTGCAGTAACTGCACCTGCGCCGCTTGCTGCATCATTGTTAAGTAGGTCTAGGGTAATTGTTGAAGCCTCTAGTCCTTTAACAAACTTGTGAGCGCTATCGCCCATTGCTGTAATTTCTAATTCATCAAAACTGCGGTTAATAGTAACCCCTGTTACATATGCTGAAATATCAACACTGTTAAGAGTAACTACCGCACCATTGGATAAAAATACGGCCATTAGTCTTGCTCCTCTTCTTTTTTGTAAGCAGGTTTTTTAACCGCTACTGGTGTGTGTGTAATCTGACCTGTCTTGGCCAGAAAGTTTTTTTCTTCTTCTGTTAATCCTTGGTATGCCATTTTAACTCCAACTCGTTAGGATTGATACAGTAATTTCTGATACTAGCAAGTCGCCACTAGCTGCGTTAACTATTGCTGGTGCAGAAACGCTTGTTATATTCATTTGATAGGTTGCAGCACCTAACTTGGTTACTACTGCTGAAATATAATCTTCCATGCCTGCTAAATTGCCCTGATTATCTAGCGCTGGCTTTGTAATTAAAACTTTGAAATTTGCTAAAGGTGAGATACTTACTTCATCATTATTTGTAGGTGTTATGTAAGGATCGCCTGGTGTAATTACTACGGCATTGGCAAGTAGTGTGGCTGGTGGATATGCAAAGACTGACCACACGCCAGCATTAGTAAGGGTTGTGGCTAGTGTGCTACGTAGTGTGGTAATCGCAGCTGGCATATTAACCTACCAGTGATGCAGGTGCAGCGTAAGGCTGGATGAGGCCTCTGATCCTATTGACCAATTGGTAACCCATTTTATAGGGTGATGCAGATATCCCATCCATGCCTACGCCCCCAGTTTGCGGAGTTTGTCTGGCCTGAAAAATATCAACTGCCAGAATCATTGCCGCCTCTCTTATAGCTGGGACCACAGAGTAATCATCTTCTTTAGTGTCTTGTCCAGATGCTTTACCACTTGGAATAATGCGATGAAATGGATCGTTTGCGTGTACCTTTGCAAACTGAATAAATGAATATCCGTTAGGCCATGAATAGTTAGTAAAAAATGACCAAAATGCTGTAGTAATACTTACAGGAATATTAATGCCAGGTATTGTGCCAGTAATAACATGATTGCCACCATAAGTAGATCCGCAACCTTCTATGGCTACGCTTTGACCTTTAACAAATATACCTGGGTTTGCTAATACTAATGTGGCTACATTGTTTTCTAGTCCAGCTGCCACTACTGGAGCATCGTTAAACCATAAATATTGTTTTAATAAATCTTCTGCAGTTTGACAAACTTCTTCTACTGTTGCATCAGAGTAGAGAGACCCAATTCCGAGATTCGCTCGCAATTCTGCCTTTGTAACATATGTGGCTGCCATCTCTACTCCTTTGCTAATAGCTCTCTGGGGCTAGGGCTACTAAACCCCAGAGATTACTGATTTACTTAATTAGGCCTTTGCGTACTTAATAATTCCGTAAGGCATCTTGGCGATTGTTGCCATAAATCCGTAGATCGCAACTTGTACCTGTAGGTTAGATACAACGTTTACAGACATGAATGCCTGTGGTGAGCGATATACAGTGAATGCTTCTGGTGCAAGGATTACAGCTGATCCATCATCAAATGTAGTTGCTGAGAAGTTCTTATCTACGTATAGATCAAGACCTAATACATTTCCACGAATTGAAGAAGGTGCAACTTGTCCAGCTGCGTTCATCGGTTGAATTGCGTTGTAAATTGGACGACCAGTTGTATCGGTAGCACCTAGTAGCGCTTGATATTGTGCTGGGTTGCCAATGTAGTTCTGTGCAAAGTAACCAGTATTCTTGTAAATTAATGATGCTGCTTCTGATGAGTAAGCAATAATTCCATCACTGTCAGCTGTTGTAGCTGATCCGTTTGTGCCTGCAGCTAACAATGCTGTTAATGCAGCTGTATCAATAGCTGTCAAATAAGCATTTTGTAATTGCTGTGTTAGCTCTGCATAAAAGCCAGGATACCCAGCCCTCTCTAGTAGCTCAACGCTGAGCGTATTCATGCCACTGTATTTTTGGACTGTGCCTGTAAGATAGACGGACTCCATCCCGACATTAGCAACTGCACCCGCTTCTGCCTCTACAGTTACTGAAGGTGCAACACCTGTACCACCAGCTGCGCTGGTTACAAGTGAAGGAACACTTATTGTCATACCGGTATTAGGCAAGACACCTTGTGAACATGCATCGATTGTAGGTGTACCAAAACGTGTGTTTGTTACAAACTCTGTTAGGTATTGTGTTGGGTTAAATGCTGGGTTGGTTGAGAATGAATCATCTGCTGCAGCGATGTACAGTTTTGACTCATCTGATCCTAATGCAGCCTTAATTTTGTGCTCTGTGTATGCAGCCATTGATGTAATTGGCGTACGTACAGTTGTTTGAATTAATGGTGCTGTAATTACTGGGCGAGCAGCTTCTACTGTAGGAGTAGCAGCCTCTGCCTTTGCTTCTTGTGGCGCTGTTGCTAAATCTTCCACAGGAGCCTCGCTTTCTGTTGTTTGG